AAGCAGATGAACACAAATGTAAGGAGACAAAAGACCCATGATTGCAGAACAAATACGCAGTTTATTTGGCAGAATCCATACCCCCCCGGCTTACATACAGCCTAAAGGCAGGTTGTGGCAATGCAGTCAATGCCACCTGTTGTTTTTAAATAAGGCAGAAGGAGACAAGCACAAATGCCAAGACCAAAGAGTGATCTGACGAAATCAGGTCGAGCAGTCGGAGTGCGATTGCGTGAATGGGAATATCAAGAATGGCTGAATCTTGGAGGATCAAAGTGGTTTCGCAAGCTATTGATGGAAAGTTACAAAAGGAGAGTACATGAGCAATATAAACAAGATAAGAGCGGCGTTTGAAGGCTGGGCCGCAGCAAGGGGCAGGTCAGAACAATTGAATTGGACTGGCAGCAAGTATGAGCATCCAAGAATTCAGTCCCAATGGATTGCTTTTTTGATGGGCTGGACAATGTGCAACAACCAAAGGTAAAGAATGTTTAACATAGAACTAATTAGCATCGACAAAGGAACGCAGTCAAGGGTAGCCATCAGTCAGGAAACTGTTGATGATTACGCAAGGCAGATGGATGATGGGGCTAAATTTCCCCCGGTTGTAGTCTTCAGCGATGGAGTGGAACACTACCTTGCAGATGGTTTTCACCGCTATTTTGCCAATCGCAAGCTTGAGCGTACTACCATCAGCGTAGACATTGTTAAAGGCACGCTGCGGGAAGCCATTTTCTACAGCTTGAAGGCCAACAAGGCGCACGGCTTACGTCCCAGCAATGCCGATAAGCGCAAATCCGTAATCATCATGCTCAAAGATCATGAGTGGGTAAAGTGGGCTGATCGTGAAATCGCTAGGCATTGCGGCGTTTCCCATGTGTTCGTAGCCAAATTGCGTAAAGAATTGTCGGGCGGTAAGGCTCAGACAACCCGCAAGTACAAAGGCAAAGGTGGTAACGTTTCCACCTTCACCAACCGCCAAATCCAAGAACCGGAACCAGAAGCCCCCGTATATGACCAAAAGCAGGAGATGATGGAGGCTTTGGTAGCCGAGAACGAGAAGCTATCAGAGCAGTTAGCCATTGCCACCATTGATGGTACGGCTGAAGAAAAAGACTTGGCAACCAACATGATTGGCGACTTGAAGGAGGAAATCCGTCTGCTTCAGATCGAATTGGTGTCGGTTAAGAAAAGTCGGGATATGTTCCAGGCTGAAAATGTCCAGCTAAAGAAGCAGGTGGCAATGATGCAAAAGAAGCTGAAGGCGGTGGAAAATGCTTGAGCTGCGGGGCTATCAAAAGGATACCTTGGAAGCGTTGCGTAAAGGGTTTGTCGAGGGAAAACAAGCGCAAATCCTTTATTCTCCAACTGGATCTGGCAAAACCGAGATGGCTATTGCCCTGTTGGAAGCCACGCGAAAGAAGGGCAACAGGGCGGCGATGATACTTGACCGGATCATTCTTTGCGATCAGACCAGTCAACGATTGGATAAATATTCCATAGATCACGGCGTAATGCAAGCTGGTCATTGGAGATACAGACCGCATGAAAGAATCCAAGTCTGCTCTGCACAAACTCTAGAAAGGAAGGGGGAGTTTCCCGGCCTGACCCTCCTAATCGTCGATGAAGCGCATCAGACACGGCAGCAGACGATGGAGTTCATCAAGAACAACCCTGAGATCCGTGTGATCGGGCTGACCGCTACGCCATTCACCAAAGGGCTGGGCAAGACATACACCAATGTTGTCTCAACAGTCACGACCAAGCAGCTTGTTGAGCAGAATGTGCTTGTGCCCTTGAAGGTGTTCATCTCCAAAGAGATCGACATGACCGATGCCAAGAAGGTGGCGGGCGAGTGGAGTCAGAAGGAAGCCACTACCAGGGGCATGAAGATCACTGGCGACATTGTTACGGAGTGGATCAAGAAGACCCATGAAATCTTCAAGAAGCCTGTCAAGACCATCGTGTTCTGTTCGGGCGTGAACCACGGCGCCGACCTGGCGAGGAAGTTTGCAGAGCAGGGGTATAACTTTATAGCCGTGAGTTACAGGGACGATGACACATTCAAGCGGGATGTGATTGAGGACTTCTCCAAGCCTGACACAGAGATCCATGGGCTGATTGCCACGGACATACTGACCAAAGGCTTTGATGTGCCCGATGTTTTGATTGGCATATCAGCTAGGCCGTTCAGCAAATCCTTATCCTCCCACATCCAGCAGATGGGGCGCATCATGCGCGGCTGCGAGGGGAAAGAGTTTGCCGTTTGGCTGGATCACAGCGGCAATTACTTGCGCTTTCGGCAGGATTGGGAAGATGTTTTTGAGCATGGCGTTGACAAGCTGGATGATGGCAAAGAGAAAACCAAGCCAGAGCCCACCGATAAAGAGAAGGAGGCGGCAAAGTGTCCAGCTTGTGGATCGTTGTGGCCCTCTAATTCGGATGCTTGCAGTAACTGCGGCCATGTTCGGGAACGAAAGAACAAGGTAGTCGAGTTGCCTGGGGAGTTACAGGAATTAACTGGAACCATGTCCAAGGCAGATAAACAGGAGTGGTGGTCAATGCTTCAATGGTATGTCCAGACCCAGGGCTGGTCGCATGGTCGGGCGGCTCATGTCTACAAAGAGAAGTTTGGCGTATGGCCCAGGGCTTTGTACGACAAACCTATCCAGCCCAGCCAAGAGGTTGTCAAGTTCATCGACAAAGGTATCAGGGCGTACATCAGGCAGATGAAGAAGGGCAGATGATGGAGTTGGTAGATTATTGTCGGGCGCATGGGATCATCATTGATTACCACCCACCCATCGGATACTGGAAACGTTACCACACAGTCGATCATCCAAAGAAGCGCAATGGGGCTGTCAAGTTCATGGGCGACCATGCTTTCGTGCAGAACCATGCTACCGACACAGAGGTTTCCATATGGAAGCCTGACTCAATCAGTGAGGGTGCCCGCAGGGATTACGCCCAGCTTGTGCAAAAAGCAGAGCAGGACAAGATTCGGATGCAGGAAAAGGCAGCGATCAAAGCAAAGGATCTGCTGCAAGGTTCATTGTTGGGTAGGCATCCATATCTCAAAGCCAAGGGATTCCCTGACGAGGAGGGTTGGGTCAATGACAAAAGGCTAATCATTCCGATGCGGGTGGATGGGGTGCTGGTCGGATGCCAAGTGATCGATTCGGATGGAGAAAAGAAGTTTCTGTCAGGGCAAAAGAGTTCGGGCGCATCGTTTGACTTCGACAACAAGGGAAAGCATTTTCTGTGTGAGGGGTACGCTACGGGTCTGTCTTTGCGTCATGCGCTGCGGTGCTTGAAGCGCAATTATGTGATCCATGTGTGCTTTTCTGCTGGGAATATGCTCAAGCTGGCGCAGAAATTCGGAGGGTATGTTATTGCCGACAACGATGAAAGCGGGACAGGGGAGAGGGTAGCAAAGAAAACAGGGCTACCTTATTGGATGAGTGATGTGGTGGGAGAGGATGCAAATGATGCACATCAAAGGCTTGGGCTATTTAAATTCACCCAAAGCCTGACCCGATCATTGCCTATACGATGACATGGTGCAAGGCTCGACATACAGAGTTTCAGAGAATTTCTCCAGTATGGTTAAGCCTTGCAGTATCTCCATGCCCAGGTGAAAAGAATGTACGCCTTGCCCCACATATTCGGTTCGGACGGTAACAATACCATCTTCATCTTCCATTAGGAACACGGCGAACAAAGTTTTTGCTGGTTTTTGTTTCATCGACACAGTTTACATACTTCTAACATAATCTTCTCCTTAGAACAAGCAGACAGTGCAGCTAGAGAAGTTCGCACGATAGGTTATGGTGGCATCGTCCTCACGGATCTTCTTGCCCGCAACCTTGGTCATGTTTACATTCTGTTCTTTGATCGGGCGCAGCTTTGAATCGGTATAGTCAAAGTCCAACACCTTGCGGGTTTTCTTGTCGATGGTAACGATTCCATTACCGCATCCCTTGTACTTTGCTTCTAGCAAAGGTTTGGGGATTGCAAATGTGTCCTTCAACGATTCCCTGTTTTTGATGATCTGGGCGATGGTTTTGTCTACATAGTTTTGTAGCACATCGTTCGGCTGCTCTGCTGCTAAGCCATCCTCAACCAGAAACATAGCCATGATGCGAGGGAAATGGGAAACCTCCATACCCTCCAGCACAAATCCACCCATCATCGACATGATGCGCTCGGCATCCCCCATTAGAACGATGCTCATTACATCAATTGCATTCCATTGTTTGCGAAAATCTTCCATTTTAAAAACTCCTAAAGGTTTGAAGTGCCTCGTCAAAAGGCAAAAGGTTAAGGATCACATCAGCTTTTAACTGTTGTTTGAGGTCTGGTTTGGCTAGGGCTATCTTCAATTCGGATGCACTTTTAGCATTCGTTGCGTAAAGCTTTCCGTCACTTGTATATACGATTTTGCTGGCAAGAAAACCTTTTAGGTCTTTCTTTATCAGGTGATCGTTCATCAGTTCACCAAAAATAATTTCGTGGTTCTGGTGTATTTCCCCTGGTCTGCCTGTCTCTTTGTCGATCCATTCGCAGGTAAATTTAGGCAGCCCCTTGGCGTACTCGTCTATTCTTTCTGCCACTTCCCAGGGGTGTACATTGTCAGATCCACCTCGTCCATCGTTGTCCACAGTCCCGACACGAACCCCATCGATGTAGATGGATGCCTCGTAGCAGAGCGTTTCTTGCGATGCAAAGGCTGAATATTTGATGCCTCTCAATTCAATTTTCATGGCTTGCTTTCTGGAAAAAGTTCATGGGCTGCTGTTCGGATGGTTGCATCGGTAACACCATTTTTGTAGTCGTGCGATGCTTTGAGGTAGACAAGCACCGACAGTGCTTGCTCGTCCGTCAAGTCCTGGCGTACATATTGAATGTCAAAGATGCCCCACTTGAGATCAATTAGTTCGCTCATTCGTCATACTCCTCTATTCCCATTTCGTCAGAAATGTCGTGGGGTACGCCATCTTTTGAGATGTCATAGCAGTCATCTTGACCATCGACCCATCGACCACAAAAATCCATTCCAGACTCGTAGTAGTAGGCTGTGATCGTGTAGCCCAAGGCTTTCAGTTTTGCGTATGCAGCGCAGGGCGGCGACCATGCGCTATCAAAGCCAACAGAAAAAGATTTGTTCGTAACTACAACATCATTACCATAAGAGGGATCACGACCTACATCCCACTTCGTACCCCACTCGGCGACCCGATAGTCGTACCAATGGGCATAACCATATTTCTCTAGGTTGGCTGCGACCTTGGCCTTGTTCTCGTCATCACCTGCGCTGCTTGCCTCTGTGTCTATCAATTCTGCGGGGCAAGGGATCAAGGTCTGTAAAAACTTGCCAGAGTTCCAGGCTTTTGCCGCCTTTTTAATCTTGGCAGCGTTGGGGTGGCTGATCGTCATTGTGTTTTGGCACCAGTTCGGCATGATATTTTTCCTTTAAATGATAATTTCGGATGAACCACTAACTTCACGCACATAGGTCACACCTTCGCTGTGTTCGGTGTAGTCTGTGAGGTTTTCGTTTACGGCTATTTCGTAAGCTGCATGAATGTCTGCGGCTTCGACTTCATACTCTCGGATGAATGTCTCGTGTATCAGGAATGAGGGCATGATTTACCTTTCAATATTCGGATGGCAACATATGAGTCCAAGCTATGCCGTTGTGAACGGCGTAGGTCTTGAATTCATCCATTGGGAAGTCTGTGAATGGGATGTACTGGGTCATCCAGATCGTGCCATTGCCATCGTCTAGCGTCAGTTCGGCATCGTCTGCACCACTCACTTTTTTCAGTTTGGCGCACACAAATTCGGTGTTTTCATTCAGTCCCTGAGTGGTCAGATGTGAATCGATGGCATCAAATAACCAAAAAACCCCAGCGGTTTCGGCTACATATTGGGTGCCATCGGTCAAAACTGATCGGGTCAGGGGCGACCACCTATAAAACTGTTCCGAACCTGTGAAGTGGGAGAGGTCGAGTTCTGTTTTTTGCATGATGTTTTCCTTAGTTGTGGTGGGCAAGGGCTGCGGGTCGGATGCTGTCAAGCATGGCAAGGGCTGCGGTGTGCTGCCGTTCGACTGCGGGCTTGGTGCATCGTGCGGATGATTCAATTACCTGCTGGCTGAAATCTTTGAATGGTTCATAGACAAAAAAAATGCCGTCTCTTTTGCCGACCTTGGCGGTGGTGGTAATGTTTCCATCATGCCGTTTCATGGTGGTCAGGCAGATATGCAGGTCATTGGCTAGCGGGGTCATGGTTTCTGCCATCCAAGTTCCATAGGATGATTTTTTAATCGTGGTGTTCATGGTGTTCCTCTGTTTAGGCGAAATTGCCTCCCAAACCCTGCACGCAGGGCTTGAAAAGTCTTTCACAAATCCAGGGCGTAATCCTCTAAGCTTGTCACTAGCCCATCAAAATCTTCGGATGATCCAAGTAAGTTGGCGAGGGCATACACAATGGTTCTGTCGTATTCTTCGCAAAGGCTTTCGAGGTATTCCCTGCGGTTTGCGTATCCGTTTGCTTGGTATTCGTTCATGGTGTTCCTTTCAATTGTTCGGATGGTATCAGGCAGGTTAGGGGTTAACCTGTCAGGCAGTATCGGGGTTGTGTTGCTGCCTGTCTAATGAATTTTTTCTATTGGTTTTGGGGTTCCGATAGTCGGGCCTCGGTTCGTCCCTGCTCAATCAGGCGGCGGGCTTCGATCTTAAAATCCAGGTGTTCGGATTCGATCATGTGGCGCAGGGTCTGGGCTGGGGTTTTTCCTTTTTCAAAGGAAAACCCAGCGTTGATGTATTCGGCTGGGGTGTAGTTCATTGGGTGCCTTTGATCTGATTAATGAGTTTTCTGGCGTGGGCGTGGGTCGGGTGATTGTGGTGGGCGATATGCTGGCGCAGTAAATCTTCTACCAATTGCAGCAGTTCGGGGGCTGCAGCGATAAGGCGGGCATTTTCTAGGACTTCCCTATCTCCTCCCTCCAGGTCGCAAACCTGGGCGATTAGTTCGCCCTGGGCGTCCTTAATATCCCTTTTGTAGGTTTGTCCGTAACTGTAGGCCGTCTTCCAGGGGGCGATTGAATGATGGTTCATTGGGTACCTTTCAAAATAGGGGCAGGGTGGTATCTGTGGCGGGTGCGGCTGGTGAGTGCTGCAAGCGAAACGCTGCGGCTTCCTCTGCCTGTCGTGGGTCGATCTGGCGGCGCATATCTTCGACCCAGGCGGGCATATCGTCCCCTGGTTCATAGGCTTCAATGGCCCAGGTGTGGAGACAATGCGGGCAGCATTTCGAGCGGAAATCAGCCAATTGAAGGGGCGCATAAGCTGCATGGGCGTTTTGTTCTCCATCTTCACGGCTGGCAAGGCACAATCTGCGCCCTGCGTAAATTCCTGTCAAGGTTAGATGAATCATTGGCTTTGTTTCCAATCATTGCAGGGTCTGCGGCTTAGGTAAAAGGTTGCGGATGGGTCGGAAATGCGGTATTCAATCAGCATTGATCGGGCCTCCTTTATCGTGCTGAATTCGTCTACTGTTTCAAGCTGGCGAGCGGCTCGGCGTTGTATGTAGATCATGCGGGCACCTGTTCAAGCGTGGCGGCGGCTTCCGTCATGGCTGCTGCTTGGGCCGCAAGGCGGGCGGCTCGGGTCTTTAATTCGGCTCGGTAATGTTTCCAGGTGTCGGTGTCGTAGTGCTTTGAATAGTATTTTTCAGCGGCTGCGCTGGTGCTGGTGCATTCGTCAAAGCTGGGGCGAAACACGGCGCACCCAAATAAATCAAAAACGACAACTCGAAACCCTCGGCGGCTTTTGTCGTGTTCGGTTGCTACACTTTCGACAATTTTAAAAAATAGTCCGTCATCGGTGGGGCGGGCTGAAATAATCCTAGAACCAAAAAAGCGGAGGGTGTCATCACTCACATAATGGGTGCGTCCGCCCAGGTTCTTTTGTGCGTTGTGCTTTGGGTCACTGGATTTGTGTCCAAATAATTCGACATTGGCGGCGGTGCTGATAGTGTTGGGGCTCATGGTTATCCTTTGATGATGTTAGCGGCTTTAAATGCTGCCGCCCAATACTTGGCGGCTCGGGGGGTGTTGCGGTGGGAATAGTGCAGCGAATAGATGGTTTCCTCTCCGGTTTGGTAATCCGGCTCACTTTCCCCTGACAACCATTCGCAGGTGCTGCCGGAGGCTGGCGAACAGCTAGCAGCGGTGAAACCTTCCATTCGTATCAGGCGCACCAGTTCTTTGAAGGTATAGGGAACATCTTCAAAAACAAAGCCTGTTTCCTCGGCTTCACCGTTTTCAATGCTCTCGGGTGTGTATGTTTCAAATGTTTTGGATAAGAGAATCATTCTGCTTTCCCTTCAAAGCGTGGCAAGCGGCGCACAAAGCTTTCGCCATTGGTGAATTTTTCGGTAATGTTTACAACCCAGCCCAGCCCCTTGGCTGCGTCCAGGTATAACCCTGCATCGCAGTCTTCTTCTAAAAATGCTCTGGTGCCGGAGTGGTAGCTATAGCGGCTCACTTGGGCGGTGATGTGCAAAGCTTCCAGGTCGGCGAAATCTACTTCTAACCAGCCATGAGAGGGGTCTGCGTGAAATGTCAGTTTTTTGGTGTTCATGATGTTCCTTTGAGTTGTTTGTAATCCTGGAGGATTTTGGTTTTCCTCCAGGCTTACAGGTTTATCCCTGGTGGGCGGCTAGCAGCGATAAAAATTTATCTTCCACGGCGTTGACTGTGCGGTCATTGGCTCGCAGGTCATTGGGTGCCAAAATCAAATCATCGATGTGCAGCCACTTTTCGGGGCAGCCCTGCCATTCAATGGCTTGCGCCAGGGTTAGGGCTTGGATGGTTTGCTCTAGTCTGTTCATGGCTTACCTTCAGCGTGGGAGGTTTTCAAAATCTTCCTCGTGGAAACAAACCCAGGCACTCTCAGCAGCGTCAAAGCTGTCAAACCCTGTGTGAGTGGTATTAGTACCAACATGATGAAAGGCGAACCCATCATCGGTTTCAAATACTTCACCCAACAAATGGCCTTTAATGCCAAAAATATATTTTTGCGTGTTCATGCTGTCCTTTCGTTTGTTGCTGCCTGTTATATCTGCTCTCTACCTCACAGGTAGAACGGCTATTGTCAATGGGGCGTTGACAATTCGTCCAATGATTTGTTTTTATGGGATTAGCGGGGGTGATTGATTTTCCCTATATGTTCCCATATACTGCGCCCATTGAAACCAAGCGAAGCGAACCAGCCATGCACAAGCTATCGAGGAAAGCCATTAATGAAGGATTAGACCAAGTACCAATGGCTGAGATACTTGGTGTAAACGTTTCCAAGGGGCTCACAACAAAACAAAAGAATTTCGCCAGGGAATTAGCCAAGGGTTCAACCAAGGCTGAGGCGTATCGGCGCAGCTATAAAGCAAACGCCACCAGGGCAACGCTAACAGTAGA